AATAAGGTTGCTGCAATGACAGAGATAATGAAAAAATGTCAGTGGAAGTAAAAAAGTATAAAACGAATCCATTTAAGTTTGTCACAGCTATTAATTACAGTAAAGAAAACCTACACGAAACAGAGACTTTCGAAGATGACTATTTGCCTTATATTATTAATAGATCTCTCTCTATGTTTCCAGATACAGTACAAATAGCTAATGAAATTAACATATTACACTATATTCCTAAGAAATGGCAATTTCTATTTTACCTAAATATAGTCGCTAAGAAGAAAAGATATTCGAATAAAAAGTGGGCAAAAAAATCTAATGATTCTAATGAACCCTTTATTATGGAATATTATAACGTTTCTGCTCAAAAAGCAAAAGAGATATTATCCCTTTTAAAACCAGAGCAGATTGAAATTATTAAATCAAAATTTTATAAGGGTGGAACACGATGAGTGAAGTTGAAAATAAACAAGAATCTTTAGAGAATGTAAAAGAAGATTCAAATAAGTCTATTCCATATGCATGGAATCCAGACAAAATGTTAGAGGTTTTTTTAATTGAACCTGATAACTTTTTGAAAATTAGAGAAACATTAACACGTATCGGTATTGCAAGTCGTACTGATAAAAAACTATATCAATCTTGTCATATATTACATAAACAAGGAAGATATTTTATTGTTCATTTTAAAGAATTATTTTCTTTAGATGGAAAAGAATCTAATATTACTACAAATGATATTGACAGGAGAAACACGATAGCTGTATTATTAGCTGATTGGGGATTGTTAAAAATTAAAGATATAAATCAAATTACATCAAAAGCTTCTCTAAGTCAAATCAAAGTTTTAGCACATAAAGACAAAGCAGGTTGGGAACTTGTGGCTAAATATAATATTGGAAAGAGAGCAAAATAAATGTTTTATATTTGGCATACTTTATTGATAGTTGCTTTTATAGTTATGGCATTCTTTATGGGTCTTGTTTTAGGTAAGAAAATGGGCTCAAAGACAAGAAATTTAAGTCTATTGAATAAAAAAAAAAAAGATAATAAATTCAATAGTTTAAATAAATAATATTGTATAGGTACTAGTAATTTTAAAAATAATACCTATATAATAGTGTATATTCGGTCGTTGTATCGAATATAACACACCTGATTGTTCCAATAGTGGAAAATCAGTAGTAAATAATAACCTTGCTTTCATAGGAGGATATAATGATAGCACACGTAAACCAAGCGATTGACACTCTGTCAAACGCACAAAAATCTTTAGTAGAAACATTTATTAAAGATTCAAAAGTAGCAGAACCAGTAAACACAATTATTGATGCTACTCAAACTTTTAGCAAAACATTAGCAAAATCATTCGTGAGTTTAGGCGAAACTTTTGTTGCAAATTTAAATAAGGGAGTAAAGTAATGACTAGACTTCCAGCATTTTTTAATGATGCATTCAAAGACTTCGATAAGTTTTTCGTAGGATTCGATGACCAATTAGCACGATTCCACGATATACACGAGTCATTTGGCAAAATGATACCAAACTACCCACCATACAACTTAAAAAAAGTTGACGAGAACAAATATGTAATCGAAGTGGCAGTAGCTGGTTTTGCAAAATCAGACATTGAAATAACACTAGAAGATGACAAATTAGTTATCAAAGGTGAATCAAAATCTGATGAAACAAAATCAGAATCAAAAGATATTGAGTTATACAAAGGTATAGCAAATCGTGCTTTCGAAAGAACGTTTGCATTATCTGAGAATATCGAAGTAAAAGATGCTCAGTATCTAAATGGTATGTTAAAAGTTATTCTCGAAAGAATAATTCCAGAACATAAAAAACCAAAAAAGATAGCAGTAAAATAATATTGCTAAAAATGGTGGAGTGTTTATTCGCTCCACCATTCACATTTAAATTAAACAATGTTCTTAAGAGATTGTATTTTTCATTTAAAGTGTCTCGGCATTCAGTGTTGTTTACTTAAACAATGCAAGTGCGAAGAATCATACAATCTCGAAAAAGAATCTACAACACCAGATAAACCAATTAAAACCCCATCAGAATTACTCCAGGATGAATTGGAGCCGATTCTCTAAACCTTTACATGCAAGTATCTTTATAATATAATATAGTCTATGAATCAAAATAATCCACAAGTTAAAATAATCGTATTATTAAATGGCCAACATATGATTGGTAAAGTAATTAAAGAAGATGATAAAGAATTAGTCGTTCACGCACCTGCTGTTATAATGACAGGAGATGATAAAGAAAACAAAAGAATGTCATTAGCATTCGCACCATTTTTACCATTTTCTCAAGATAAAGAGTTTACGTTTAAATCATCGATGATATTAACAACATCAATTCCAGCAGAAGCACTAACTAACGAATATAATCGTATGTTTGGTTCTGGTTTGGATATTATAACAAAACCATCTTTAATCGTGTAATTAAAGGTATTTTACTTCCAAGAAATTTTATAGTATAATATAGGGAGTAAAGTAAAAATAAACAATATAGTATAAAAAGGAGTAAATATATAATGACTATACTAAAAAAAATATTTGGTCGTAAATCTGCTAGAACAACTGCAGGAAGACCAGTATTATCAAAAAAAACAAAAGTGTTAAATCTTTTGTCAAAAGGTGAAAACGTTGCATGGCAGACTATTAGAGACAAATTTGATCTAGAGTCTCCAAGAGCGATGATTGATACTTTAAGAGCAGAGGGCAATATGATTTATGGCAATAAAGTTGCTGGTAAAACATATTACAGACTCGGCAATCCAACAAGAGCAATTATTGCTGCAGGGATTGAAGCTTTATATGGTACAAAGTTCAAATATTCTAATTGGAAAAATCCAGTAAGAAAATCTGAATTAGCACCAATTAACTAATTAAAGAATTTACTAAGAGGGCTAAATCCTCGCTAGTAAATAGTGGTGTGCCTTTATCTTCTTCTTCTTAGAGCGAAGAAATTTGTTATGTGCCTTCAAATGTGGCACACCACTCTTAATAAAAAGGTTGCGATATATTCGCGAGAAAGATTAAATGAATCCTAAAATAGGTACAAATTTTTACACTAACGTTTCCACTACAGCCAACGATGTGCTCGTTCGAGCAGTCACCGATGTTGGTACTCGAATCCAAGAACGAATCCCTTTTAAACCACACTGTTATATTACCAAAGGAACTGGTGATACACCCTATAAAACACTCGACGGAAAACCTTGTTATAGAGTTAATTTTGACTCTATGAAACACGCAAGAACGTTTTTCGATGAATTTAAAACAATCTCTAATTTTGATGTTTATGGAATGCTTTCATTTACTCATCAATATATTAATGAAGCATATCCTGAAGCAAGTTTAGATTTTGATTATTATAAAGTAAGAATCTATTCTTTAGATATAGAAACAACAACTGAAAATGGATTTCCAGACGTAAACGATCCAACCGAATCTATTATACTTCTTTCAGTACAAGACATTCATACTAAAAAAATCATTACATGGGGTTTAAAAAAATATACAGGTGAACGTACAGACGTTGAATATCGTGCTTTTCCTGACGAGAATGCTATGCTTGATGATTTTATTAAGTGGTGGCATAAAAATTGTCCAGACATTATTACTGGCTGGAACGTAGGTGCGTTTGACACAGTCTATCTTTATAAAAGAATTCAATTATTGCTAGGTGATTATACTGCTAAAAAACTAAGTCCATGGTCTTTTATTTCATCTAAAACAGTTTCAGTAAGGAATAAACAAACAACATATATTGATTTCGAAGGAACATCTCTTTTAGATTATATGAGTTTGTATAAGAAATACACTTATACGAATAAAGAATCTTATAAACTTGTTGATATAGCACAAGATGAATTAGGTATAACAAAATTAGATCATAGTGAATATTCTTCATTTAAAGAATTTTATATGAATAACTGGAATAAGTTTGTTGATTATAATATAAGAGATACTGAATTAATCACTCAACTAGAAGATAAAATGCGTCTTTTAGAATTAATTGTCACTTTTGCATATAAAGCGAAAGTTAATTTTACTGACGTTTATTCTCAAGTAAGAACTTGGGATATGATTATTCATAATCATCTTATACAAAAAAATATTATTATCCCACCTAAAAAACCAGTAGGAAAAAGTCAACAGTTCGAAGGAGCATATGTAAAAGATCCAATCTTAGGAATGCATAAATGGGTCGTTGGGTTTGACTTAACTTCACTTTATCCGCATTTAATTATGCATTATAATATTTCGCCAGAAACAATTCAAAATAAAACTTACAAATCAGGAGTAGATCATTATCTAAACAATCCAGCTGAATTCCAGGATGGTGAAACTGTTGCTGCTAATGGTTCAGTTTATTCAAATAAAATTGAGGGTATGCTTCCTAGCATTATGAATACTTTTTATGCTGAGAGAGATATTGCTAAAAAGAAAATGTTAGAAGCAGAAAAACAATTTCAAATAACAAAAGATCCTAAGCTTAAAAAAGTTATATCAAAATATAATAATGAGCAAATGGCTTATAAGATTGCTTTGAATAGTGCCTATGGTGCCATAGGTAATGAGCATTTTAGATATTTCGATATTCGTATGGCTGAAGCAATTACACTTGGTGGACAACTTGCCATAAAATGGATTCATAATAAAATGAATGACTATGTAAACAAAATTTTAAAAACTAAAAATAAAGATTATATTATCGCTGTTGATACAGATTCAATATATGTAAACTTTGAAAAAATAGTAGAGAAAGCATTTTTAGATATACCTGATAGATCTAAAGTTGTAGCATTTATAGATAAAATTTGTCTAGATAAAATTATACCATACATTAATACTTGTTATAACGAATTAGCAAAACGTCATAATGCTAAGAATAAAATGATAATGAAGCGAGAAAGTATTTCTGACAGAGCAATATGGACTGCTAAGAAAAGATATATTCTTTCAGTATTAGATCAAGAGGGTATTTCTTACACCACACCTAAGTTTAAAATAATGGGATTAGAGATTGTTAAATCAAGTACACCAATGATTGTGAGAAAAAAACTTAAAGATGCTCTTCCTATTATATTATATGGCAATCAATATGAATTATTTAATTTCATTAATAATTACAGAAAAGAATTTTATAGTTTAAAGCCAGAACAAATAGCATTCCCTAGATCATGTCAGGGTATAAATGAATATGCTGATTCAGTAAAGATTTATAAACTATCCACACCAATGCATACTCGTGGTGCTTTAATGCATAATCATTTTGTAAATAAAATGAAACTGACGAAAAAAATAGAACTTATAAGAGAAAGCGATAAGATTAAATTTATACATCTCAAAACACCAAACCCTTTACAATCCACAAATGTAATTGCGTTTTTAGATAAATTGCCAAATGAGTTTAAAATAGATCAATATATTGATTATGATACAATGTTCCAAAAAGTATTTTTAGATGCTTTAAAGTTAATTATTACACCATTGGGGTGGAAAACTGAAGAAACGAGTAGTTTAGAGGATTTCTTTTAATCTAAGCTATTGATTTTATTATGTTTTTTATTTTATGGAAAGCTTTACTTTTAAAGAAAAGTATAGTAGAATATAGGTTGTATGAATAATAAAAGTATATTAAAAACAGAAGATATAATAACTGCTATTAATGTATGTACTAATGTATTAATTGATACATTAAAAGACGTTGAATATCTCGAAACTAAAAAAGCAGAGGGTGATCTTGCTGACAGTGAATATCAAGATTTACATTATGCTCGTGAATATGCTAATGCTATTCGTACAACAATAAAATACTTAGAAACAATAAAATAAACTAACTAAATGATGAAAGGCACTGACTAATGACTGAGATAAATGAGATAAAAATGACTAAAACTGAAATAAAAAATTATAATATTAGAAAACTTAAAGAAGCTGCAGCTAAAGATAGATTAAATTTTACTGCTAAATATAAAAATGCAGAGAGTAGATATGCATCTAATGTTCATTGTAATAATTTATTTAATTCCACACCTGAATTAACTAGTATCTATGGTCGGCAACAATTAAAAAGTCCAGACAAATCAAGAACCGATTCTTTCAGTGACAATACTGAAAATGAATACAAGCATAGATCTGAAGCTGGTTTTATTAAAGGAAAACCGAATGATTGGTTAAAAGATGGTTTATTAATAGAACTTCAAAAATTTAATTCTATTTGCAAACTAGCAATTGAGAATAATCGTAAATATGGTATCTATACTTCTGTTATGAATGATGGTGCTATAATTGTTCATGATATTCTCGGCATTTATGATGATAAATCAGTTATGAAGATACTTAATGAAACACTTTATACTCCTAAAAATGGATATCGATTTTCTCATAAAGAAAACGAAATGATTAAAAAGAACCCTTTAAAATATTTTAGAACAGAATTTCTATGCAAATCAAACTTTAATGGATATCCAAGGACAGATTATAAAGATATATATTTTCTTCCAGTATATGACGATTTTATAAAACCTTATGTAAAGATTATAAAACCATCAATTAAAATTGTTCGTGAATTTGTAGTAATTGAAAACCCTTTGAAAAAATGATTAAATTTATATTTAAAATTTTATTAGTGTTTTGTGTAATTTTTACAGTGCATAGTCTTGCTCGTAAGAATACAACATATAATAATGTGGTACTAAATTTGATGCCAAATAGTTGCGATCGTGATTGTAAGAAAAAACTATTTGAAGCTGAGATGGAAGACTCAATGCAACAAATGGCAAAGAGTATAATGGCTGAGTTGTTATATCAAACTAAAAAAATGACAGAGGAGAGAAACAATGGGAAATAAAGATTTTGCTTATAAAAAGAAAACACATATATCTCAACCTAAAAATGATTTAAAGGTTGATAATAATCTAAAAAAATATATGTACGATTTACACAGAAAACAAGATTTAATTGGTGCTATCATATTCGCTGTTATCTTGATTATTCTATTGTCTTTCGCACCGAGAGCGATATCTAGTGAAACAAAAATAAAAGATGAAATTACAGCTTGGTATGAAGATACAAGTACATCAATTAAAAATGAATTACTTGGTATTGGTAATTTTGTAATCAATGTTCCTGAAAATGTAGGAAATGGGTTGCTTAATTACTGGGAGGAAGTGAAAATTTATCAAACTGAATCTTGGGCAAAAACAAGAGAAGAAAATCCAGGAATATATTCATTATATGATAAACTTAAACAATATTTAATGCCAACAGAAATTGACAAAAAATAATACATATGCTATATACTAAAATATTTACACATAAACTACTTGATGATTTAGAAGATGTAAGAGATTATATTGAAAGTGGTATGATGATTGCAGCAATAACTAGAATTAATCTAATTAAAAAAGATATAGTAAAATCATCGAGTACGATTGAGCAAGAAACTAAAATTAGAGGTAAAGTGACAGCGATTCGAAGAAAAGGAAACCATTGCTAATGAAAAAAATTATTTATTTAACTATATTCTATTCCGTGCTTAGTCTTTTCCTTGCGAAAGCAGTGAACGCACAAGCGATAGTAAGATCTTTCAATTCAGATGCATTTGTCACAGCTTATATTAATGGCAATGCGTATGGGTACGATGCAGATAGAATTAATCGACAATCTGGTCCGAAAAATTCCTGCATTTATGAAAGTCAAGAAAGAACCAAAGATGGTGTAGTTATTGGCAGAGATGAAGTAAAACGATGCCACGAAGAAGTAAAAACTGGTGAGAGTGATTCTTCTTTTATAAAAGATTTTATTACATCACCTCTTGGTGAAACACTGATAGTACTAACATCTTCTCTATTATTACAAAGAGTTGCTGCTGGTGCATCTGCTAGATAGAAAGGAGGAAACGATGAAAAAAATATTATTAGTTGGTTCGTTAATGTTCTTAGGAGCATGTGCTGGTAATTTATCAAAATTAGATGGTAAAGCATCAGTTGACGGAAACGAAGATTTAATTAAAGTTGCATCATTAGTATGTAATGAATTTAAATCTACTGATACAGTATTATATGGCTGTGGTTCTGGTATATCTTCTGATATGGAGTTATCAAAATCAAAAGCAATATTAAATGCTAAAATTTCAGTTGCCGATGTATTGTCTAACAGCTTAACAAAGCAAGAAACATTAGCAACGACTGAAACTACAAAGGACGGAGTAAATCGTCAGTATCAGTCAACCGAGAAAAACCAAACATTTGAACAATCTTTGACAAAATATAAAGTTGTTTATGACAAACAATTTTTAGATCAAGGAAGATTCAGATCTTTTATAGTGATTGAGTATAAAGTAAAATCTCTATAATCCCATCTTTACTTGCAATTAAAAATGGGGTATAATATACCTATACCCCATAAAAATATTATGAAAACCTTAAAAGAATTAAAACAAGAATTAAAAGAACTTCAACAAGAACACGAGTTTGAATCAACCAATTTTTTAAAAAACAATTATAATCTTCAAAAAATAGAAGAAGATATTGTTGAATTACAAGATACAATCAATAAAAGGGAGAAATATACAAATGCCTGATTTTTTAAAAGACGTAATAAAAGATATTAATAACGAATATGCTGGTACAGCTGATGGTGATTTAGTCGGAGATTCTACATCATTTGTAGATACTGGATCTTATATATTCAATGCTTTATTATCAGGTAATATCTATGATGGATTGCCAGCAAACAAAATTACTGCATTAGCAGGAGAGCCATCAAGTGGAAAAACATTTTTCACATTAGGAATTTGTAAAACTTTTCAACAAATAGAAAAACAAGCAGGCATTATATACTTTGAAACAGAGGGTGCTATTACTAAGGATATGTTGGCTGAGCGAGGAATAGATCCTAAGAGATTTGTATTAATACCTGTATCAACAGTACAAGAATTTAGGAATCAAGCTACAAAAATTTGCGACAACGTTGATAAAGTGCCACTTGAAGCAAGACATCCTATTTTAATCGTATTAGATTCACTTGGTAATCTTTCAACTGAAAAAGAAGTAAAAGATATTATTGAGGGGAACGACACTCGTGATATGACAAGAGCACAATTAATTCGTGGTGCTTTTAGAGTACTTGCACTAAGATTATCCAAATTACAAATGCCAATGATTGTCACAAATCATACTTATGATGTAATCGGTGCCTATGTTCCAACAAAAGAGATGGGTGGTGGTTCTGGTTTAAAATATGCTGCATCAACAATCGTATATTTAAATAAATCAAAAGATAAAGATTCTGATAAAAATGTAGTTGGTAATATTATAAAAGCCACATTACAAAAATCTAGATTTACAAGAGAATTTTTAAAAGCTGAAATTAAACTTTCATATGAAACAGGTCTTGACAGATACTATGGATTAATTGATGTTGCAGTTGATGCTGGTATATGGAAAGATGAGGGTGGTAGAATTGACGTTGGTGGAACCAAAGTATTTGGTAAAGCCATTAAAGAAAATCCTGAAAAGTATTTTACAAAAGAAGTACTAGATAAAATAAATGAATACACTCAAAAAGCATTTAAATATGGTTCTACTATCGAACTATCAGATAAGGTAAGTGAAATACAACCAGAAGAAAAAAAAGATGGTGGACGAAAAACAAAACCAAAATCCGAATAAGTCGGAAATACCAGCTACAAAGGAAAATCTATTTCCTTTCATTGATCCAAATTCATATGAATCTAAAGAAGCATATGAAGCTGCAAAAGATGAATATCTTAAGTCTAAACCAGTACAAATACCACCATATGAAACCTTAGAAACAAAAGGTAAGTATGGAGCAAATGAAATTAGATTTAAAAATGGAGCACTTGAAAATGTAGTTGCATCATTTGGTAAAGTATCATTTGAAAATCAAACTGATGGTAATATTAAATTATTTTACGAATATGATGCGAATGTAGAAAAATCACTACACCCATTTAATGTTGAGATACCAGAAAGTAAACAATTACTTGAAAAACATTTGGGTGATTTTCTTATGGCATGTATAGAAGAACAAGCAAGAAACAAAACCATTTTATTCAGGGGTGGAAAAGAAGAAATGGAAGCATATACAAAACCTAAAACTGATGAGAATAGAAACAACAATACTTAAAAATTTACTTCATGACGAGGATTATGCTCGTAAAGTCGTACCACATTTACGTGAAGAATACTTTCAAGATAAAATTGAAAGAGCAATCGCTAGTCAAATATTAAAATTTTTTATTAAATTCAATAAACCTGCCACAGTTGAAGTTATTGATATTGAGCTTGGTAATGATAAAACTTTATTTGAAACTGATTATCAACAAGCACAAGCTTATACGAAAGAATTAAAAAATAAAGAAGATATAAATTTAAAATGGCTAGTTGATGCTACTGAAAAATTTTGTAAAGATAAAGCTGTCTATAACTCTATTATGGATAGTATTAAAATTATAGATGGTCGTGATAAAGTAAGAAAACAAGATACTATTCCTTCTTTATTATCTGATGCACTTGCAGTTTCTTTTGATAAGTCAGTTGGTCATGACTATCTTGAAAATGCTGATGATCGTTTTGATTTTTACAAACGAGTTGAAGAAAAAATACCATTTGATATAGATTTATTTAACACTATTACACGTGGTGGTGTAAGTAATAAAACTTTAAATGTTGCCTTAGCAGGAACAGGAGTTGGTAAATCTTTGTTTTTATGTCATTTTGCTTCAGCAAATTTAATGAATAATCTTAACGTACTCTACATAACACTAGAGATGTCAGAAGAAAAGATTGCTGAACGTATAGATGCGAATTTATTAAATGTCACTATGGACGAATTAAAAATTTTAGAGAAAATAGATTTTACTTTACGTGTTGATAGAGTCAAAGAGAAAACTAAAGGAAAACTTGTTATAAAAGAGTTTCCTACAGCAACAGCCCATGTTGGTCACTTTAGAGCATTACTCGACGAATTAAAAATGAAAAAAGATTTTACACCAGATGTTATTTACATAGATTATCTAAACTTATGTATTTCTGCTCGATTAAAATATGGTGGAAATAATAATTCTTATACTGTTATTAAGAGTATAGCAGAAGAATTAAGAGGATTAGCAGTACAATATGATTTACCTGTAATGACTGCTACTCAAACAACAAGACAAGGATTTACTTCTTCTGATTTAGGATTAGAAGGTACTTCTGAATCATTCGGTCTTCCAGCAACAGCTGACTTTATGTTTGCGATTATTGCCACAGAAGATATGATTAAAGAAGGAATAGCAAGTGTAAAACAATTAAAAAATCGTTATAACGATCCTAATTATTATAAGAGATTTGTCGTTGGTGTTGAAAGAAACAAGATGAAAGTATATAATCTTGAAACAGAACATATGAAAAGACATATGGCACTAGCTGACGCAGGAGATTCTACACCTGTATTTGATAAAGGAAGTATAGGTGAAAGAATAAAGGCAGAAACAACATCATCGTTTAAATTCGATGAATAACATAAAGGAAAAAAGATGACAACAAAAGTGATAACCGCAGCAAATAAGATTGATTGCGAACATTTGCTTGCGACTTTTGTAGATCATTCACACTATGACACTTTGGTGGAATATGATTGTGATTTCTATGCTCCATCTATTGATGGGATAAACAGCGAGAAAAACATTCTGTTTAAGTTTAGAAAAAATTGGTTTACGAAAGAGCAACAAGATCTAGCATATAAAGGTCTTCGTGAAGCAGCAGTCGAAACACAAAATCGTGGTGTGGCAGCAGGACCAAAAGGAACAAAACTTGGTGGTCGTGACTGGGTGACGGAATATCAAGAAGAAATGCTTGAAGCATTATCTAAGTATGAAACTACACTTGATGGTTCTAATCCTATAACAACAATTACAGAAAAATACAAAGGTAAAGATAAAACAGCAGCAGGATCGAGAGGATCTGTGTGGCTTAAGAATAAAGTCACTGATGAAGGATTTATCTTTGAAGAGTGGTTGAATGAAATAAAATCATTATCTCGTGATGAAATAGTAAAAGAAGCAACACGAGTTAAGAGTAAATTAACATCAACAACTTCATACGCACAAGCAGTGTGGTCTGGTATTGCTGGATATTTTGATAGATATCCTCGTATTCCTTATGGAAGAGCAACAGCTTTTACTGAAAAGAATCCTGAGAAATTTGCTATGGGATTCCCATTCTTACAAAAACTTTCAGATGGTTTTAAACAATTACTGCCTGAACGTTTTGCAAAACAAAAAGAAGCTTGTGATAAAATGGATCCAAAATTTATTATTCCAGGAACTGTATTTACTACAGCGACTGTAAATAAAACGTTTAGAACAGCAGCACATAGAGATGCTGGTGATTTAAATGAGGGATTCAGTAATCTTACAGTAGTATCAAACAATGGTAAGTACAAAGGAGGTTATCTAGTACTACCAGAATATAAAGTTGCTGTAAATATACGTCCAGGAGATTTATTATTAATTAATAATCACGAGGGTATTCATGGAAATACTGAAATGATTGTTGAAGATCCTGAAGCAGAACGTATTTCTTTCGTATGTTATTTCAGAGAAAAGATGCTAGAACTTGGCTCTTGGAATTATGAACTAACTAGAAAAAATTATGTTGAGGAAAGACGTAGAAATAAAAACCATCCATTACAAAGAGAACTTTGGAATGGTGTCTCAGAAAATATGTGGAAAGAACAGGAATGGTATGATTATCTAACAGCAAAGTTAGGTAAAGAAACACTTTACAAATATCATCCTGAATCAAATAAATCTTCACTTGAAGCATTTTTTTAACCATGTCTCTCCATGAATTTTTAGGAGAGGAACGAGCACTAGATTGGTATTATACTGCTAATTCTTCAAACAAGGGATTAAAACTTGGTTATCGGAGAGTATCTGGTAAAATAGGATTAACAAATAAAGAATCTGGTGTTCGTGGTGCATGGGTAGAGAAAAGGATTGCACTCTTTAAGAACTTATTCGCATCTGGTTATTCAATAATTCCTTTTTCATCACCAACAGAAGCAACAGCAGCAGATGGATTTACATCTGTTGATAATTACACAAATTGTGATATACTTATATTAGAATTTGGTGGAACAAATCTACAATTCTATAAAAAAGATTGGGATAAAACAGTTGAACTAATTAAATCACATTCTGGTAAAATAATATTCATTAATGACGATCCTGATCTACCATTTCTTTGGGAGTTATTACCAAATGAAAAATGGGATAGATGGATAGTTGCAGCAAATGCAACTAACTCTGCAGAAGTTTCAACAATTCTTAAATGCCCAATGGGTGTAAGAGTTGTAGATTTACCAATGGCGAATGGAATGACATTTGAATCTTTTTCAAATGGCAATATAGATAAAACTGTTTATATTGGAAGACCAAACGGAAGAACAAAACACTTTAAAGAATTTTTAAAGTCACCAAGTCTTGAAATATCAGGAAAACCAAAAGAGTGGACTGATTTTAATGTAAACGTTATTGAAAATCCACAACAAAAAGATCGAAGAAAATTTTATAGAAATTATAAAGGGTGTTTAACTGTTTATGATAGTAAACATAAAACATCTGGATGGAGAACTGGTCGTGCTTTTCATGCACTTTATGCTGGTATTCCAGTTTGTGCACCATCTGGGAATAATGGTTTAAATTGGACATATCCTGTAGAAACTGCAGAGGACTTAACTAAATTTACATCTTTATCGAATGAAAAACGCAAATTAATTTGGGAAAAACAAAAATCAATCGTTCAAGCTGAAACAAATATAGATTTAATTTTATTATGATAGTATCTTATGATATGGATGGTGTTCTTGCATTAAACCCACCACCAAATATAAAAAAATGGGGACACATGAATGGGGTTGAGAGAAAAGCAAGAAAAGAATTTCTATATGATTGGTATAATTCTGCTGAACTATTATATAAACCAACAGAAGATAAATTTCATGTAATTTCAGCAAGAAAAAAAGATCAACGTACTTGGGAAATAACGATGAATTGGTTGAATAAATATTTTCCTGGAAGAGTAATTTCATTATCTTTATTAAACGTACCAAGAACTGTAAACAATGTAGTGAAGTTTAAAAATGATGCGATTAATTCAATTGGTGCAGTTGAACATACAGAAGATAATAAAAAAGTATTAAAAGGTATTTTAAAAATTAATAAGAATATAAAATTATATTTTTGGGAAAAAAATATGGTAAATAAGGAAATATTCAATGGCTAAAAATTATTTTCATCTAAAACTTCCTTTTCAAAATCCTTTAAGTGAAGAGGGTATGAAATGGTTTTTTGATTTGCCACCTTGTTTTATACAAGTACCAAATAAGTATTTTAATACTGAAGCTGTTGAGTTTTTTAAAAAACATAAATTACTCTATTGGGATGCTGAGGTTTTTTCATTTCCTGCAAACTATACAATGGAAATACATGTTGATGCTGTTGAGTTTACAGAAAAATGTAAATTGAATTGGGCTTATAGTAAAGGAGATCACCATAATCTTTGGTTTAAACCAAAATCAACTTGGGTACCAAGAGAAACTGACGGAGAACAAGACGATGGTCGTTATGATGATTATAGTTATACATTTGATGAGAACGAAGTAGAAGAAGTTGAAAGAACTACTGTAAGAACACCAACTTGTATTGTAAGTGGCCAACCACATAGTGTACGAACATATAGTGAGCCAAGAAAAGCAATTTCTGTCACTCTATATCCACATGGAACTAATCCACCAACTTTACCAAAAGACTGGGGAATACCAATATCGAACATGAGAGAGGTTTTAAATGATTACATCGTTAATTAGAGCAATCCTTTGGGGATTTATTAATATTTTGTTTTGGATATTTATGGCAATATTATTTGTTGTAATGATAATTGTAGTATTCTTAGGATACATACTTGAACGTATAGGTGATTTTATAGATTGGATAACTGAATATGATAAAAAAAATATATAATTATTTAAAAGATAAAATTTGTTTTAATGTTTATATTTTTCTTAGAGTTGCAACTAACGATCTTTATATAGTAGTATTCTTAATATTATTACTATTTTACATATATATATAAAATGAAAAGAAATCCAATAGCAAAATCTTTAAGAACACCAAAATTTAAACAAAAAATTGTAAAGAACAAAAAACAATACAATAGAAAAAAAGATAAAAAATTTAAATTAACAAGAGATATTAACCAACTTCATCATCATTTTGAAATATATGACTAAACAATATAATGAATATGACTCATTTGATGCCAACTGGGCAAAGGAAATAGAAGCAATTAATCCTTCAGGGCAAAGTCAAGGAAACGAAGAAATTGACAAATATAAAACTTCATCAATTTGGGAAGCTATTAAGGATGTATTTAAATGGTAGATCGTTTAAACAAAGCTTGGGAGTTTGAAATAATACTTAACGAAAGTAAAAAACAAATAAAATCTTGGTTTTATTCTGATACCGAAGAAGATGCGAGAGAAAGAATTGAAAATTATATGAATGCTAAAATTATTTCTTTAAAAGAAATACCTAAGCCTGAAATGTATTATGATAATAATAAAAAAAATAAAACTATTAAAGAAAACAAAATTTGATTCTTTTTCAAGATGGACTGCAGCAATCACAGGTGTTCTTGCAGCACTTTGCACTGGAAGTGCAGTAGTCTCTCTTCAAGTTTGGGGGTGGGTTTTTGCCTTCATTTCATCTGGTTGTTGGTTTTATGCAGCCACAGCTGATTCTGATAAACCTCGTTCTTTAATGAATTGTTTTTATGTAATTTGGTCTTTAATTGCTATAATTAATTGGATTCGCTTTTAACCTAAATAATTCTATGGCTCATATAACTTTTAGAGGTGGAACAAAAGAAGAAAAAAAATATGCTAGATCTCTAGCAGAATTTGTTTTAAACAAACTTGTTTCACGACGTTTAAACAATCTACTCGAAATACGAATTAATTTCGTAGAAACTTTACACGAGAAAACAGAGTCATATGGCGAAACTGCATATTTTGAAGATTCAGCAGTACCACCAAGAGAATTTGTAATCGATTTATATTCAAAATTAAAATTAAGAAGTTTATTAGAAACATTAGCACACGAGTTGGTTCATGTGAAGCAATGGGCAACTGGTGAAATGAGAGAAACTCGAAATCCATTTTTTACAAAATATCGTAAAGCTTTAGTCAACTCAAATAAAACTGACTACTGGGATCAACCTTGGGAAATAGAAGCAATCGGAAGAGAAGAAGGATTGTTTATTCAGTGGGTTGAAGCAAATAAGAGTACTATTGGAAAATTATCTTGGGTAAAGAGAAAATACACTTAAATGTCTACAAAACCAGAAACATTACTAGCTGATCTTTTTAAAGTAAAAAGAATAAATGAAGTTTTGGGACAAGCACCATCTAAAGTAGTTTTTAATAAGAATGACATTATAATATATACTGAAAATAAATCAACAAGAAGCAGTGCATTTGATAATTTTGATAAAGCTGCAAAAAAACTTGTATTAAATTCTAAATCATTAGTTAAATCCTATCAAGTCAAACCATCTTCTAAATCATCACTAGGAGTATTTCAATTCTTTACAGACAGAACTAAAACACAAAAAGCAACAGGAGATATTTACTTTAAACCAATTATTACAAAAGGTTCAGGTGGTAAAGAATTTGAAAATGAATTAGAAAAAGATTTAAATTTATATTTCGGTGGAGAAGATATAAAGAAATTAAGACATTCAGACACAATTACATCTTTATTTTCAAATAAAACTTTTATATCAAAGTATGGATTTAATAAAACTAGTTTGTCAAAGTTCGAAGCAAAGGCTGTAGGAAATAGAAATTCTAAAAGAGCAGCATCTATTTCAAATGGTGTTATGACATTAACTCCAAACGAAGGAAGTACTGTTAGTGATATTGATATAGTATTACGAGGAACAAACACACCCAAAGCATTCTGTTCTCTTAAATTCTCATCATCTTATTATATTTACAATGGAAGTATGAAAGATTTATTTGAATCTTCACCAAGAACAAGAGATGAAGCATACAAATATTTTGGTTTATCAGGTGTAGGAATGAGTGGCTTTGGAGAACAATTTAAATCTAACATATCAACACCAAGAGATTTAACAAAAGTAAAAAAGAATATAGAACAAGTCATCAAATTATCATTAGGTGAAGATGTCACTCTAATCAATAAATATGGTCCCAATGCAAACGATATTGATGTAATATATAAAGGATATACTTCTGATGTTAGTATAAATGGAAACCTCGAATACATTTATCCAGAAGCTGGTAAACGAAAATATGCAGCGATTAAATTTGTAGCAGTAATTAACAATGACAAATATAAAGTAGAATGTCAATTTAGAGGGACAACAGAGGGTGCACTAACACCAAGATATTTAAGAATTAATTTAAAAAAAATATGAAACTCTTTGCAGAATATTTAATTGAATCAGTTAATGCTCATATGGAGCATCTAGAAGACTTGGTCTTCAATGAAGGATTATCAGGCACTAAAAAAGCCATTAATTTTCTTTATGATTTAAGAAAAATGCTTCAAGGAAAATCTACAAGTAAATTAAAGACTACAGTTAAGTGGGATGGCGCACCTGCTATTTTTGTTGGTATAGATCCTAAAGATAAAAAGTTTTTTGTTTCAACTAAGTCTATTTTTAATGCAACACCAAAGGTATATAAGTCTGTAAAGGAAATACAACAAGGCGAAGAAAATAAAGATTTAAGTAATAAACTTATTACAGCATTTGAAGAATTTTCTAAAGTAGTTAAGTCAGGCATTTATCAAGGTGATATAATGTTTACAAAAGACACTTTAAAGAAAACAACTATCGAGGGCGAAAGCTACATTACATTTCATCCAAACACAATCGTGTATGCGATACCTGCAAATACAGCATTAGCAAATACTATTTCAAAAGCAAATATAGGTGTAGTATTTCATACAACATATAAAGGATCTTTAGGTAAACTTACAGCTGAGTTTGGACAAAGAATCGTAGATAAGTTTAAAAGAATATCAACCATATGGGTAGATGATGCAACGTATAAAGATGTATCAGGATCTGCTACATTTACAAAAACTGAATTAGCAAATCTAGATGCATTACTTGAAAGAGTAGAAAAACTTTTTTCTAAAATTAATTCTAAAGCTATCTCTGATATTCAAGCTGATAAAGAACTTCTTGAGTTAATTAAAATATATAATAATTCTAAAATTAAAGATGGTGAAAAAATAACAAACGTAAAAGCACATGTTGCAGGGTTATTTCATTTTATAGCCGATCGTTATAAAGAAACTATTGATAGTAAAAAAACAGAAAAAGCTAAAGACAAATACAAAGCTGAAAAAGAAAAAGTTTTAAAGTACTTCTCAGCTCATAAACAAGAAGACATTATAGGAGTATTTGAACTTACAAATTCAATCGCTGATGCTAAAAAGGTTATTATAGCTAAGATGAATGAGGCATCAGAAATAGGTACTTTCCTAAGAACAGATAAAGGATTTATTCCAACAGGAGTAGAGGGTTTTGTAGCCATTGATAAGGTAGGAAATGCTATAAAAATCGTTGATAGACTCGAGTTTTCACGTGCTAATTTTTCGCCAGATATATTAAAAGGTTGGCAAAGATAAACCTTAAAAATACTAAATATAGCATATAATACGGATGGATAAATTGAAACATGAAAACAATAAAACAACTATTATCGGAATTACCGAACAAATCTCTTATATTTGCATTCGGTCGCTTTAACCCACCAACAGTTGGGCACGAACTTTTGATCTCAAAAGTTGAAGCACTTTCAAAGAAAACATCAATCCCATATCGTATTTACACAACAGCTACTCAAGATAAAAAGAGTAATCCATTATCTCAAAAAGATAAAATTAAGTATATGGAAAAGTCTTTTCGTAATGCTCATATCTATGCTGCGAAAGGAAACATTATACAATTATTACAAAGTTTTGAGAGAGAAGGAATTAAAGAAATTCATTTAATTGTTGGAAGTGATAGAACAAAAGAATTTGAATCTCTTTTAAATAAATATAATGGAAGAGATTATAAGTTTGATAAAATAGAAATTCATTCAGCAGGAGAGAGAGATCCTGATAGTGATAATGCTGATGGTATGTCAGCAAGTAAGATGAGAGATGCTGCGTCAAAGGGAGATTATAAATCTTTTGAAAAAGGTGTCACTAAAAAACTTACAGATGTTGATACCAAAAAAATGTATAATGATGTTCGTAAGGGACTAGGATTAAAAATAGAATCTTTCGAAATTAATATATCAAACAATCAAAACGAATTAAGAGAAAAATATTTTAGAGGTGAAATATTTAAAATTGGGTCAACAGTTAAAGATGATAAAGGAGTGTACGAAGTTATGGACAGAGGAACAAACTACATTACAGTTATAAACGAAAATGGAGAGTTAAGTAAGAAATGGCTTGACTCAGTAAAGGAAGTTATTACAGATATGAATTATAAAACAGAAGCTAAAGATAAACACCAAATTTCTTATAAAGGATTTACAACTTCTAATTTTGAAATTGTTCCTGAAATAAAACCAATTATAGAATCAGTAATCTCAACTGAAACAGATTCAGTCGCAATTATTAATGTACTTAAATCAATCGATGAGTCACTAAAATTTTATAAAGAAAATAAAGATATATTTCAAGTTCCTTTAATAAAAGGAATAGATGCTTTAAAAAATATTGATCATGCTGTATCGGGTATGGTTGCAGATTTAATTTTAAAACTTCCAAAAGGTACATTTAAAGAAACATCAATTACTGAAGCATCTGATAATCCATTTAACTTCACATCAGTTGATAAAATTAAAATAGCAAGAATTATAGCTGGTGCTTTAGGAATAGATAATCCTGAAAAAATGTCTAGTCCTGAACAATTAATTAATCTAGGATTGAGAAAATTAAGAACAAAAAGAATTACACCTGAATTATCTGATGTAGTAAATCAAATGTTAAAAACAGCAGATATGTTAGATGTCAAGTATGATAAAAAATTATTACCACAAGCAATGCAAGAAGAAGTTTCAGCTGAAAGAATAGCTAAATTGAAAGATCGTGTATCTGATCTTGTAGCACAAATGGGTAAAATAAATCCTGCAGATAAAGATGCTAAAACTAGATTAGCAATTGTTAAATCTGATTTAACTACAGCAAGATTAAGATTAGCTTCAGCACAAAAAGGTGAAGCAGTTGATGTATTAGGACCATTACCTACTGAAATAGATGCAGATCCATTATCACCAGCGAATATGCCATCATTTATGAAATTTGGTGAAGAAGTAGAAAATTTAAAAGAAACTAATCGATATATTGTTAAAACAATAGTAAAATATCCAGCACCAAAAGCTGATGGTGAAAAAAGAGAAAACAAAGAATTATCTAGATCAGTTTTTGCTTTAACACCAGAAGATGCTAAAGAAAAAGTTAAAAAAGTATTAAAGACTACTGGATATGCAGTTTTATCTCAGCAAATAGTTAAAACTGAAACAGTAAAAGAATCTTCAGAAGACGAAATAAAAGATAAAGATGAAGATATTTGCGAAACAGCACAAGCAGGACTTGCTGCAAAAGCAGAAAAGTCTGGTGTACCACTTGGTATATTGCGTAAAGTGTATAATCGTGGTATGGCAGCATGGAAAACAGGACATCGTCCAGGAACTACACCACAACAGTGGGCTATGGCAAGAGTAAATTCTTATATCACTAAAGGTAAAGGCACGTATTATGGTGCTGATAAAGATTTACGTGAAGAAACAGTTCCTAAAGATAAAGAAACTGGTTTACCCAAAAAATATGTAGCAGGTCTTTCTGATAAAACAGCACAAGCACGTGCCGATCATTTTGAAAAAAATAAAAATAAATCAGATAGCGATGCTTCAGCATATAAACCAGCTCCAGGAGATGCGGATGCTAAAACGAAAGAATCCAAACATACTAAAAAATATAGAGATATGTTTGGCGAAGATATGGATGAAGAAGTTTATGAAGCATGCTGGGATGGGTATAAACAAATTGGTATGAAGAAAAAAGGTAATAAACAAGTTCCAAATTGTGTACCTGAATCAACTAAATTAGAATCTGTTTTAAATTTAATAAGAAGAATTAAAGAACAGAAAAAAACTATGTTAGTTGCAAGACCAAATAGTTTAAGAAAACCTGGACAAGAAAGAGTAATTCGTATCCCTGTAGAGAAATGGGCTGATTATCGTAAAAAAGGATTTATACAAGCAGAGGAAAAAGAAAATGAAAACACTTAAAGATTTTTTAATAGAAAAACCACAAGAAGAATTATCAAAACCATTTATTGAACAAATAAGAAAGTACACACATTATAATGATCACTTTAAAGCGAGAGCATATATTGCCACATTAATGGGAAATAAAAGACTTGCTAAATTATATGATTCATTAGAAAAATTACACGATGAATATTATAGTTATTTTGGAAATGACGTGATTGATCTTCGTTCAAAAATTGAAATAAATTTAAAGAATGATATAAAAAATTATTATTCCAATTGGGAACAAATAATTAAAGCATTATAAAAATTAAAATAGTAAAGTACATAATGACAACAATTAAAATAGGAGTTTATCATTATGGCTCGAAAAAAGAAACAGAAAATCTCAATGCGTGCTTTAAAAAGAAAAGCACCAAAAGTGCCAGATCTTACTTGTCCAATTATTGATGATGTAATTAGTTCTATTGAACGAGGTGTAAATGGTAAAGTTTACACACTAAAAAAGAGTGAAGTAAGAACTATTAAAAAAAAAATTGAAAAAATACGTTCAGCAAATGATAGTTTAAGAGATTCTGGACGTTATTGGTATGAAAAAACAAGGGAAATAATTGAACCAGATTCAATGATTGAATATGAAAGAAATTGATTTATTATAACTATATTATAACTAATTTCTAACAAAAGGGATAAGTTATGGAAATGTTTTTAATAAAAACAGTAGCAGTAATTTTTATTCTTGTTATGGCATATATTATAATAAACCAAAAATAGTAAATAAAAATATGAAAATAATATTAAACAAAATCGGAATACAACTAAAAGTGCTTTTCTTTATGTCAGCATTTATTAGTTTATTTTATGTAGGATTACTCCTTGGCGAGTATCGTGCATTAAGAGATTATTGTTTAGTAGAAAATAAAAAATGTGATATTTCTTCTGTTGTAGAAAAAGGATCTTTTATTACTTTTAAACTTCCAGCATCTACAACAGAAAATGTAAAAAAACAACTTAATAACATAAAAAATTAAATGACACCAGTAGATAAAAATAAAAAAGATAATATTGCTAGAGGAATCCTTACATACAAAGATTTCAAAAGATTATTAAATGTACAAAATTTAAAAATTTCTCAAAACATTCAAGGAACAGTAAATGAGGGAATGTTTAAAAATATGGCAATCGATTTACAAGATTTATCAGCTGATGATTTTTATAATAAGTATAAAATGACAAAAGCAGAAGCAATGCGTAAGTATGGTAAAACTGAATCTGTTATCGATATACCACAAAAGACATATGCTAAAGCAATATTCGATAACGCAGACACTGATGAACCTAAATTAAAAGAAAATGTTAGATCTATTATACTTGACCAAATAAAAGAATTTGAGAAAAAAGCACCAGTAGTTAAGTTTACATTAATTGGATCAATACTAACAAAACAATATAGAGATGATGCTGACTTAGATGTTAATGTATTATTTGATGTACCAGTAAGTCAAAGAGATGAGAAAAGATTAGAAATAGCTAAATCTTTAAAAGATATAAATGGTAAAACTGTTCCAGGAACTAATCATCCTATTAATTACTTTGTATTAACAGATCCTAAGTTAAAAGAAAGAAATGATAATCTAAGTGATGGCATGTTTGATATCGTAGCAAATAAGTTTATCAAAAAACCAATCGACTTTAAATTTAATCAAGAAAAATACGCAAAAGAGTTTGAAGATAAAGTAAAAAGATTAGATGTTGTTAAGGGAGAATTAGAAAGAGATATAGTTGATTATCAAGATTTAAAACGTTTAGATCCAGACAATGTTGAAAACTTAAAAGAAATCGTTTCGAAAAAGATTGGTGAGATTATGTCAGGTATTAAAGCATTAGTGGATGCTGGCGACCAAACTATGAAAGATCGTAAAGAAGTTTTTGATGCTGATTTAACACCAGATGAAATACGTGAATATGGTAAGAAAAATGCTTTACCTAAAAATGTTATTTACAAAATGCTTGAAAAATATCATTACTTAACGTTTTATAAAAAATTAAAAGCAATAATAAAAGATGGGGAAGTTTCTGACGCAGAAATAGCTTCAATAAAAGAATCGAATGATCCTTATGATTCTAAATTTGATTTTGGTTTAGATGATTATGAAATGGATGCAATTATTCGCAAATATGATAATGAAGATCCACTCGAAGATGACGATTATCTAGATATATACGATGATGATGAATTAGATGTAGTTGACGATGAAAATACTACTTACGATATTCCTACAATTAAGGAAGTTCTTACAA